CCCCAACGGTTGTGGAGTCGGAGCAGGCGACGCACAGCAACGAACCTGCTCCGGCTCGCCGGTCACGTAAAACACGCAAGGCGGACTGATGGCATACACCACACTTGCATTGGTCAAGTCATCGTTAGGTATTCCCGATTCTGTAACGTCTGAGGACACCGCTATTACTGCTGCCATTGGTGCAGCTGAAGCGTTGATTGACAACTACACCGGACGCACCTTTGAAGTGTCCGCAACGTCAACCCGCACATATCTTCCACGCACCGCAAGCATTTTGGACGTGGACGACATCGCAACAACAACCGGTCTAGTCGTCAAAGTAGATAACGACCAAGACGGCACGTTTGAAACAACGTTGACCGTGACCACAGACTATGTGTTAGACGGCAACACCACGCCTTACCGGTTATTGACGAACGTAAATAACGGTTGGCCACTATCGCTATACGGTCGCCCAACTATTGAAGTGACCGCAAAGTTTGCTTACAGCGAAACAGCACCGGACAACATTAAACAAGCAGCCTTGTTAATGTCTTGCCGGTTGTATCAACGTAAAGCGTCACCGCTAGGGTTCCAAGCCGGTTCTATCCCTGAATTTGGTGCGGTGCGTATCTCACGCAATGACCCGGACGTGGCAGCCCTATTGCAAGGCGTGAAACTGCTCGGGGTTGCCTGATGGCTGATTACGGCACAATTAAAGAAGCGTTAGCGACACAGTTAAACACGTCAACTGTTGTTGAAGTTGTGTACGCCAACCCGCCGGAAGTGCCGTTTACCCCGTGCGCAATTATCATTCCGGCGACCGGAACTGCGGTCGAATACGGCGACGCTATGCAACGTGGCTTGCTGCAAATGTTCTTTACCGTCACGTTCCTTGTGCAAAGGTTTGACCTTGACAACAACGTTGTGCGCCTTGACCCGCTTATTTACGGTGACAACAGCGTAGACCAGTTACTTGCAGCTAACCGCACGTTAAGTGGTGCCGTGTCCTATGCCCGTGTAGTTAGTTGTGGCGACATCGGGAACATTGGCTACGGTGACGATATCTACCTAGGTGTAGACTTTGAACTGGAAGTGATGGTGGAACCATGAAATACAAAGTGACGAGTAATCGTGTGAAGGGCTACCAAATTGGTGATTTAGTCACCGCAGACGACCTTGCACGGTATAACATTGAAGCATTGGTGACCGCAGGCCACCTAAAGAAAACAGCAACACCAAAAAGCGATAAAGCCGAAAACGAGGAAGTGACCCAAAATGGCTAAGTTTGTTTACGATGACGTGTCAGTAACGGTCAATGCCGTTGACCTTTCAGACCACGTACAGTCCGTAACCCTATCGGCTGACGTGACCGAAGTTGACGTTACTGCTATGTCAGACTCATGGGATCAGTCATTGGCAGGACGCAAAAAGGTGTCCGGGTCAATTACGTTTTATCAGGACTTTGCAGCCGGTGAAGTTGACGCAACTATTTGGCCACTCATCGGTTCGACCACCACGATTACTATTCGTGCAACGTCAGACGCGGTTGGTGCAACCAACCCTGATTACGACGTAACAAATACGGTTATCACTTCGTACGGTTCCATTAACGGTGGCACCTACGGAGATGCTGCCATGACCACCGTCAATTTCAGCGGTGGAACTTTGGCACCAGCCACGACGTAACATAAACAGCCATTAACAAGGAGGGCGCATGTTACCTTTTGTCATTGAAGTAACCATGGAAGGCGGAGAACCCGCCGAATATGAAATCACCCTGCCCGCACTAGTTGCGTGGGAGGACTTTCACACAGACATGAGTTTTAAAGAATGGCAAAGCAAACAGACATGGAAGGGTCTTGCCTACCTAGGGTTTGCAGCTATCAAAGTGACCGGTGCAACACTTAAACCGTTCAAAGAATGGGTTAACACCGTCACAGAGGTTCGACTAGTCCCAAAAGACGAGTAGACGGCAAACCCCGTGTCAACACGTATTGGGCGCGGGAAGTAGCAGCCATGGCGATACGTACCGGTATTGCACCTAATGACCTGATGGACACGCCAACGCTAGTATTGCAAGAAATGCGTGCAATGCTACTGGAACACCAACAAGGTTAAATTATGGCTGACTTAAACATAGGCGTTGTCCGACACGTCAAATATGTGCAAGGACGCGGGCAGGGCATTGGGTTTGAAATTGAAGGTATAAACAAACTGCGCCGTGCGCTAGTCAAACTTGACGACCAAGCCCGTGACGACTTTAAACAAGCCGGGTTTGACGCAGCAAACATTGTTGTGAAAGAAGCGCAACGGCTTGTGCCTAAGCGGTCAGGCAAATTACAGAAGTCGATTAGGGCAGGCAAAGTTGTGTCCGGGGCTAAAGTGTCTGCCGGTCGCAAAACCGTTCCTTATGCCGGTGCTATCCATTTTGGTTGGGCGCGTCGCAACATACGCCCTAACCCGTTCTTGTATGATGCAGCAGACAACCGGGTTAACGAAGTGATGGACACCTACATTGAACAGGTGTACGAAATTTGGAATAGGAACGTGTAATGCCGTCTAAAAAAGCGTCCATATCTATCAACTTGTTGGCGGACGCTACCAAGGCTAAAGCCGGGTTTGCGGAAGCAGAAAAGGCAGCAGGCGGGCTAGACAAGCAGTTTGGGAACATCGCTAAAACCGCTGTCAATGCGTTTGCTACGCGTGAAATAATCAACTTTGGTAAAGGTGCGGTAAGCGCAGCTAGTGACCTTGCAGAGTCCGCTAACGCTGTTGCGGTCACGTTTGGTGAAGCAGGCGACCAAATCCTGAAACTAGGTGAGAACGCAGCCGAAGCAGTCGGGTTGTCGGCAAAAGACTTTAACGGGTTCGCAGTGCAGTTCGCCGGGTTCACCCGCCAGTTAACGACGGCAGACAAAGACATTGTTGACGTTACAGACGAATTGACGGTGCGTATAGCGGACTTTGCGTCTGTAATGAACCTTGACGTGCCGGACGCAGCACAAAAGTTCCAGAGTGCTTTGGCGGGTTCCACGGAACCTATGCGGGCTTTCGGTATTGACGTGTCCGCAGCAGCCGTGCAGACCTACGCGTTAGAGAACGGCATTACCGATAACGCAGCTGCGATGACGGAAGCGGAGAAGGTGCAAGCCCGCTACGGGCTTATCATGGAACAGACCGCACAGATGTCTGGCGATTTTGCTAACACGTCTGACGGTTTGGCGAACAGTCAACGTATTTTGGCTGCCGAAATGGAAAACGCAAAAGCCACTATTGGTGAGGCGTTAGTGCCAGTCATGCAAACCTTGATGGGGTCATTAACACCGTTGCTAGAAGGGTTTACCGCACTACCCAAAGGTTTACAGCAAACCATTGTGTTGGCCGGTGTCGGGTCTGTCGGTATGCGCACGTTCAGTAACACCGTGCAAGGTTTTGGGTTAAGCACAAAGAACGCAACTCGTTTTGCAGGCAGTTTTGCCGGTGCGCTTGCCGGACTCACCGTGGCGTTGGATTACTTCGCTAAAAAACAAGCGGACGTAGAAACAGCTGCACAACAGTTAAACGACGTGCTAGAAGAAAACGCCGGTTTCCTTACGGACGCAGCAGTTGCAACACTGAAATACAACAACCTTGGTACAGACCTTGACAAAGATTTACAGACACTAGGGTTAACGTTCGAAGATTTAACAAACGCAGCCAAAGGGCAAAAAGACGCAGTAGACAGAGTTGCGGACGCAACACGTTATTACACGGAAATTGGTGAAGGGTTTTTTAATATCCAAGCCAAAACCATTGCCGGAACGGAAGAACAGATAACTGCGTCACAGAATGTCAAACGGGCGTTAGAGGGTTACACACGAGCGTTAGAGGACGCAGGGTATGAGGCAGACCGTTTAGCGTCCGCCGAAGGTGTTGCAGCAGAATACGCGTCCTCGTTGGAAGCAGAAATGCGCCGTTTGCAAAGAATTCTTGACGAACCTACGGTGCGTAACTTTACGGAAGATGTTGTTGAAGCGTCCACTGGCATGTCTGAACTACGTAAAGAAGCGTTTAGGACGGACACGGAAATGTCCCGTCTGTTTGACCGGTTGCGTGATGACGAAGCGGTAGCAATGTTCCTTGAAGAAGTGCAAAACACCACGGACGCTATGCGAGGCGCAGCTGAAGGGTCACGAGAATACGAACAAGCAGAACGTGACCGATTGTTTGCGTTAGAAGATTTGATTGAAGCGCACAGCATTTTAGACAGTGCGTTTGCGAAGGAACTTATACCGTTGATTGACACCGGCGACGTTGACGCGTTGGAATCCAAAATTCGGGACATTCTCGGTTTAGTAGGAACTATTGCACCAAACATTCAAGCAGCGATTGACGCAGGCAGTTTCGGGTTGTCACAGTTGGAGTTGTCGTCAATGGCAGTTACACCATCGAATTTTCAAGCACAACAAGCAGCACGGGACGGCATGGTTGTGCAAACCGTAAACGTCAACATGCCTTCCGGGTCAAACGGTGCAGACATCATGGAGTCAATAAACAACTATTTGCGTCGCACCGGTGCAGGCGCAATACCTATTACGGACACGTCACGGTTGTAGTCATGGCATCGTTTGAGGGTTGGCATATCTACTTAGTTGACGGAACTGGCAAAACCGAAATAACCGACTACGTTTTAGGGTTCTCAACAAAAGACGTTGTAAACATCGGGTCACCGTCTACCGTTGACGCGTTTGTAACTCTCAACAACAATGACGGACGGTTTACCCCGGCTGACGGTGGCGGTACAGGACAGTTCAAAAACACGGACTGGTTGTCTAAAAGTTTGTTAATTCAAGCGGAAATTGACTATACCCCGGCACCGTTAGCGGACACCACGTTAGTTTCGCTTGTTATTGCTGACGTGCAGTTTCGTGACGACGGCGTAAACAGTCAAATGACAATTCAGGCGCAAGACTGGTTGTCGTTAACGTCTAGCGCAATAACAGACGTGACAGAGGATTTTGTAACGTCATTGTCAACGTGTATTGACTTGGTGTTTCGTAACACAGATTTTGACGTAGTGTTCCCACAGTTAGACAGACCCGATTATGAAGCGCTTGTTTTTACTTTTCCCGGTTCAGAGCAAACAAGCAGTCTTAGAACGGTGGACGCAACCGCAGTAACGGCGTTGGACTATATCAACCAAGCGTTTTTGCGGGCTGCACCCGGCATTATCCTTCCGCAAGCAATCGCGATTAACGACGTTTTCAAAAGTGTTTACTATATTTTGTGGATTATCGACCGGACGTTAAACAACACAAGTTTTTTTCCTTTCGTCCCGGACATTACGTTTAGTGAAACTGCGTCTGACGGCGTTATGGCGTTCAAAGAAGTTAAACCCGGTTTCAAATTCTCTGACATCACTTCCCGGTCAACCATTAGTTCAGCTGCCACCGGTGTAACGTCACAGACCGCCACAAACGCTACAACCGGCAACCGTTACGGCACTCGCACCCGTACAAGCAGCCAAACCGGTAACGCTACGGACGCAGACGCATTAACAGCTGCACAGTTCTGGACAAAACGACAAGGCGCAGCCCGTTACACAGCCCGCCAGTTAGAAACAAGTGTTGAAACAATTTTTGCGAAAGACAGCGGTAACGCTACGGGTGCAGCAGTCTGGCATTTGTTAGATAACGCGACAGTGTGGTTTCCGTGCAAAGTGACGTATACGCCGACTGGCGGACAGCAGGTTAGCGAAGCGTGTGTTATTGCAGGTAAGACGGTTGAAGCGGTGCCGGGTCGAACCACTATCAAACTAGATTTGTTGCCAGCTAACGATTACCAATCACTTACGTTGGACTCACAGTTGTTGGGTGTGTTGGGTGGCACGTTAGATACGTACGATAAGTCAACGTACACGTACGATGAGGACGTGCTATATGATGGCGTACCGGTTTACGGTTTCAGATTAGGATAAACAACTATGGCAACTAATTGGCCTAACAGCGTGCAGACGTTCACGAACCCTACTAGCGGGTCTGCGCTTAACTCTCCATCTCATGCCGATCAGCACGCGACGGTTAATGACACGGTAGAAGCGTTACAGAATTACGCCGGGTTAGTGTTGGTGAAATCGGTTTCTATTGGGTCTGGCGTGTCATCAGTAACCGTTACCGACGCGTTTGACGCACGGTACGACAGTAACCGCATTGTCATTGACATAGACCAAAGTAGTTCTGACGGGGCGTTTCGGTTGCAATTAGGAAGCACAACTACCGGTTATTATGGTGGTCATTACGGTTACCGTTGGACTGGCGTTGCGTATTCAGACATTCAAAACAACGGTTCTCAGCCTAGCATTGGTGCAAGTGGTGGCGGTCGTGGCGGTTTTACAGTCATCGACATTAACGACGCACATAAAACCGATTTAACAGCGTGGCACGGCACATGGACTTATCGCAGAATTAGTAGCGGTTTAGGTGCGTTTGGTTTCTGTGGCGGGATTGTTGATAATTCGACTTCTTACACCTCGTTTACGTTAGCGGTTGACTCAACAACAATGACGGGTGGCACTATTCGCGTGTACGGATACAACAACGGGTGATAACAGATGGCTACATGGACACGACAAGAACTAGAAGAACTACACCCTGACGGCACCGTGTCGGTACAGGTTGACGACACCGTAACCGTGATGACCAGCGAAGAATGGTCAGCATGGATTGACCGGCAGGTAGGCACAGAAAAACCAGACGAGGAGCCGACACCATGACTTTCCCGTATTCATCAGGCGATGTGTTAACAGCCGCAGATTTAAACGCCAGTTTTGGCATGGTGTTGATTGATTCAAGCACTTACGGCAATTCTGCGACACATAACGTTGATTTGTTGAGCGGTTTTGATAATTACAAACTGGTCATGTCAAACATCATTGATGTTTCAGGCGGTGTCGCCTTGTATCTGCGCGGTCGTTATGGTGGCACAACATATTCGGGCAGTACCCACACGTTTGCGTTTGTCGGCCTGACTGATGGCGGTGCAACATCGAACACAAGCGGCACAGCAGACACAAAATGCTATTCAGGTATCTCCGCAAGTGGTGGCTATTCGGCTGGCGTGTTTGATTTAATCGGTTGGAATGATGCAAGCCAATCAACAAAAATATTTCAATCAAGCAGCTATCAGTACGCAGGCGGTTTCAGAACTCGAACAGGTGGCGGGTCTTTCACGCTAGCCCAAGACGTTGACGGCATACAGATATTAAGCACGACTGCATCACAATTTAGTTTCAAAATGGAAATTTACGGGTACAACTCATGAGCAACAATGACGTAAATCTGATGTTGTCAGAACGGCACAACCTTTTGGTTGATAGCGATTGGACACAATTACCAGACAGCCCGCTTTCAGATACCGACAAACAATCATGGGCGACCTACCGGCAAGAGTTGCGTGACATGCCAAATGACCCTGCATGGCCAAACGTTGAATTTCCTCACCCGCCA